GCGTTCATGATACCGGCCAAGAAGCCGGGGTCGCTCTTCGCCCCCACCTCAGAGTGGCGGGCTAGCACGCTCTCTGCTTCAGGCAGAGTCTCGATGAACATAACCGTCTCAAACTTGAGAGCGGTCGCGGCGTTCAGGTCCGTGGCGAAGACAGAGAGGTAGGTCCACTCATTCTGCACGTCCGTGGCGGCTGAAGCGTCATTGAAGTTCATGACGTTGTGGGACAATGGCTTGGCAAGCCAAATCAGCTCAAACCCCGGATGGAGTGCATAGACGGAATCCTCCCCACTGCTGTGCCCAGAAGGGGTGCTGGGCGCGACGATCACAGGGTCACCAACATTCTCCTTGATCGTCAACTCACCAGCGATGGAATCACTTTGTCCACTGACATACAGGCGGACGCCATACGAACACACGCGGAAGCGATCGGCCGAAGCCAACACCTCAGAGTGTGCAGTACTTGTTGCGCCCCACGCAGTGACAGGGAGCCCATCGGCATCCGCAGTGTACGTGGCCTGTCCGACGACAGTGTTCGGCCCCACCTTAAACCGCGCCGCGGCGGTGGGGGTGGGGGTGTCGGTACCCCCCTTGACAATCGTCCCTCGGTCGACCGTCCGGTAGATGCCGGACTGACCGGCGAACGAGTCGGGCCAACGACGATCCATGTCGGGCACAACCTCAAATGGATTGAGGAAGGCCACTGAGTCGTGGGCCTGCTTCGACCCGCCGCCGCCACCACGAGGGCGACGACGGCGGCTAGGCATGGCTCCACCATTGTACTGCAGGGCTCGGTTGCCAAGTTGACCACGACTGAAGTTTGGCTGCTTCATCGTCCGGTTCGGGTTCAAGTAGGTGTTCTGGTTGTGCTGGTTGGCGTAAGATCCGTCCTTACGCACACGCCAATAGCCGTCCTTACGGTTGGTGTGTGGCGTGCTGTGCGTGTTGTAGTCGTAGCGCGTGGGCACTCTACGGTTCTCGGCGACAGCAGTCTCCGCCCGTTTGAAACCTCGATTTGGTCTGTTCTCGCGTTTTTCGTCCAGGATGGTCACGCGGACCATGCTTGTTTGTTTCGACTTCGTGTGTCGATATGGGATACACTGACACGGTGGACTGTACATCGTTAGAAATGCTATTACGCGTCGCACACGTCCGTGCAGTCTCTTGGCATTTTGGTTAGCACTGAAATTTTGCAGGCCGGGGTGGCCACAGTTTTGGACATCTAATCTAACGACCCCATGGCGGCCCCGACCTCGCTGTCGAGAACGCCCCCTTCTCCGTTCGCAGGTTCCGCCCATGTGGGCACCAGCTGGAGCAAATGCTCTTCAACAGCTAGCTGGACGGATGGCGGTATTCCATACGCGCGCATGAATGAGATTCGGCACTCATCAGTGATTGGACCCGAGCCATCCATCCCACGCGCGAGGTGCTTAAAACCAGTTTCCGTCGAGTCCTGGTCTACCGCTACTCCTGCTCCCCTACTTAGCATTGTGTAAAACGGGCCCCAAATGGGCACGTTCCCGGCCAAGGCTCGGCCGCCAACCCCCACACTATTTCGGAGGGTGTTCCACTCTGCTTCGTTACGGATAGGTTTTAGAGAGCACAAATCCTTATCCATCGCTGTCCGCGGATCCCGAACCATAGTCCAGCCGTTGCACGTTTCAACGGGCTGGGTTTGGCAGAAAGAAATCCTCTCAAATCGATCCACCGCTGGCTCGGCAGCAAGGGGCATGCACAACGTCTCAAACACCTGAAGGACCACCGCGCGTACTGCGGGCTCGTCACCGGCATTGCAGAAAATGATACAGTCATCACCATTGTTGGCGATGTTAAAGTCAAGTCCGCTCCGGGCTCGAGCCGCGTACAGCGCAGCGCAGACCAACAAGCAGTTCCCGAGGGAAGTGTTCATGTCTCCACTGCAGCGGCAACCGTCGACGGTGTAGAAAACTTCACCATCGGGGCACCGCCCAAATCCGCGATTCTGTAACTGCGATTTCAATAGATCGCGCAATCGCCTTGACCGGAAATACAGATCGTAAATCCGGTGCTCCCACTTTAGTAGCGTCGTGGACACGTGTTGGTCAAATCGGTGGACATCAATGCCGAAAGCAATAGGTGATGAGTACATCTCCCATTTTTCACGCATTAGTCGTCCCGATTCACCCGCGTTCACGCCCTTGAAAACTACAGTGTGACCCCACATATCTGCCAATGACCGGTAGATAAGTGGCTCCAGGCGCGATAGGTATCGCCCCACCGCGACGTTGAATGTTGGTCCGCGTGGCTGAATGACCCTGGGATCAGGGTCGGGTTTCTTGGTCAGGTTAAGCTTTTCCGCCTTCACGAATGTCGACAGATAGGCATCACTTTTCCTTAAACCGCGAGTCTTAAGTACTTCACCGGCCCGCTCGTACACCGCCCGCTTCCGACGCCTAGACTCAACGAACTGGTCGATGGTCCATGGCGTGAGAAACACAGACAGCTTCTTGAACTTTTGCTCAGCTTCTCTCATGATCTCAAAAACAACCTCAAGCGGGGCAACGGCAGGCTGACTAAGCTCACCCCCCACTTGGTACTTACTAACAAACACACGCGTCAGCAACCCACTGCGTAGCGTGTCGACTGAAGTATCGTGAACACCGAATTTGGTCTTGAATTCGGAGTTTATGAACCGATACAGCCGCCGTCGCGGCCGGCGCTTTCGCCAGCCTCTGGCCAGCTCTAGATGCCTGCGGGCCGTGTCCACATGCGCTTGAAGCGCTTCATCACGTGGACCACAACCCCGCGCATCCCAGAAAACTGGCTGGCGAGAAAATCCCGGATCGTGGTTGGTCCGTCCTCCAACAACTCCCGGCGATCGTTGTACGTACGGCTGCGATACATGTTTGCAATTTTCATGTCCGCTTTTGTGCCGGTGAAGTACATGGCCACGGCATACATGATATGGTTGCTCTTGTGGAGCGAACGCATACCGTGCCAA